TTTTGAGTAGCTTTAACGATACTTATGTCCATAGCGGAGTGAAACGACGCTTACACTTAAAAACCGGCAAAAAATACGTATATTACATTTGTTGGAACATAAGTGACAACTATAAACGTTGGAACGAGAGAAACGAGTGACAACTATATTGTAGTTGTCTGGACGAAGTGCCAAGCGATAAACTGTATATTATATAAAAAAATAATAAAATATTTTTTATTAATACACAAAAATAAAATAAAAATAAAAGGCAAAAACAATGGTTGACATAGACATATACACCGAAGAAGAAAATATGCAGGAACACAATATGGATGTGCCGTTCGGCACGTTTCTAAAAACCGTTTATGTAAAGGACGGCTCACCGATAACATTCAGCGAGCTGTTCAGTCTGGTGCGTGACTCTTCACGCCGTTCAACTCCCAAGACGAGCCGTTCGGCTGTCTTCGCTGTCACTACATCCAAACGCCCTACAGGTCCTGAGGACTACACGCAGTGGTCTGGATTCCAGGCGTTTGACCTTGACATCCACAACCTTGATATTGTCAATGCTATCAAGCATGACCTCGGTGACCGGCTGTCCCGTTTCCACTGGTTTGCGGGACTTGCCGCATCGACATCCGGCGCCGGCATACACATATACACAAAGATAAAGATTGCAGCAGCGACAATGAACCCTGACGCTGTGCAGACCATGTTCATATACAATTTCCGTGCCAAACTGGCGAGCATCTACACGTGCCTCAAAGAGTCAGTCTCTGAACAGTGCCCTGACTATGAGCTGTCAGAGGACATCATTGAGTCATGGATTGACCTCCACCAGTTCTCTATCAAACAGGCGCTTTTCATAACTGTCGACGAGGACCTTGTCGTCAATGACTCGTTCTCTGACGACACAATAGACATCAAAGAGGGCAACGATTTCTCTGATTCGGTGACCGGTAACCTCAAGAGCATGTTCAAGGTGACCGATTTTCTTAAGAAAAAGGCTGACCAGCAGGCTGAAGAGCCTGTCAAGGTCAAGAGTGCCGGTGTGCCGGACACCGTCCGTGCGCCGTTCCACTACAAGCATGACGCGCGCTGGAAACTGGCCAACACACTCACTGCGCTGTACGGTCCGGGTGACGGATTCAGACTGCTGCGGGCTGTATGCAGCAGTGAAGTGCCGAGCAGTGCCCTGCAGGGCCTTGTCAACACCGCTGCGGCATACTCAAAGCCTATAAACCGCTGGGCTGTTGACCAGCTCAACCGTGTCCACGGATTCAATATTGAACTGGAGGACTGTGCGGCAAAAAAAGCACAGGCTCCGGCAGGACCGGAGCAGCAGCTCACTGAGGAGGAAGTACAGAAGCGTGTAGCAGGCGCGTTTAACAGTGTTGTTAGCCCTGTGGACGACGCTGAGCTCAACGGCACTATACCGCTGATGCTGCAGTCCGGGCAGTATCTTTCCACACTCCTACCTGCTATCCAGCCGCACATAGACGACACACTGGTGACCATGATTGAGTCGCCTGCCGGGTCTGGAAAGACCGAAATGGTCCGCCAGCTCGCAGAGGCCGGGCACAAGGTCCTGCTGGTTGAGCCGTATGTGTCAGTCCTCAAAAACAAATTCAAGGATGACGGTGAGTGGACCGTTGTGTACGGCAAGCGCAAGACCGACTACAAGGCCAAGGGCTCAGTGGCCATGACCTTCGACAAGTTCAAGGACCTCAACATGTATGAGCTGTTCATAAACAACTTTGAGTATATCTTCATCGACGAGTCGCACCTCCTTTTCATGTCAGAGTACCGAAACATAATGTCGGATATAATCAACCTGTCCAAGTCCATGAGCCGCATGATGCGTGTGGTGCTGATGTCCGGAACACCTGTGGGTGAGCAGTTCTTCTACGCCAACGAGCCCCAGTTCAGAAAGTTTAATGTGTTCAAATACATTAAAGTGACCTGGGCTGACCGCAGGGACAAGAAACTGCACCTGCACCTGTTCAAGGACAGTTCATACATCAAGTTCGCGACAGCACTGGCAGTGGCGCGCGACGTCCAGGCCGGTTACAAGATAATGTTCCCGACCAACAAGGGAAACCAGTATTTTGAAGAGATGTGCGAACTGATAAAAGGCTGTTCGATGTATATCCTCAAAGAGAAGAAAGCGCCTAAGATTGAGTATTACAAGAAAAGTAACCTGGGTGAGTCGTTCGTTGAGGACATCAACACGAAGAAGTCGCTCGGCAATACCGATGTCATGTTCTGCACCACATACCTTTCAGTAGGTGCGGATATTAAGGACAGAAACCGTTTCAAGGTGTACATATCCGACGAGACATTCATGCCGCAGGACATCGAGCAGTTCGCCAACCGTCTCAGAGACGTCAATATTGAGATTGAGGAGTATGTTGCCAATGATGAGAAGACAGACCGTCTGTTCAGTTACTCGCCGATAGACCTCAAGATTTCCGACGATGTGAATATGATGTACCACTCGCTACTAGATATTCTCAACAACAACGCGCTGCGAGACAACGGCGAGTACCGTTACGAGCAGTTCCAGACCAATATAATGCGTGAATATCCTTTCTTCAGATACAACGAGATTACCGGGCAGTATTATGTATCTGAGACCGGATTCAACCTGCTCAATTTCGAAGAGCGCTACAGGGCATTCTCGAGCCAGTTCCTGCCTTGCACATACGTGCTCAAATACAAATACGGCTACAACATCTGCTCTATCCAGTACGAAGAGAAGATTGACGCTGACACAGCCGATATTGACAGCATCAACGAGAACGCCAAAGAGGTCAAGAAATACCTCCGCATGAAGAACACCAACGACATCAAGGACATCCTGTCTGACGCCGACGATATGTTCTGCGACACATGCGCTGGAGTCGTCAATGGTGACATCGCCGTCTTCAAGTCAGAGGTCAACGACTTAGTTCCGCGCCATGGAGGGGTGCGGGCGGTCAACCCAGAAATGGTAGACAAGATTGCGCCGCTGGTGCGCACATACAGCACACTGTATGATATGACGACGATAAAAGACATCTTTGAGTTCTCAATGGACAAAGACAAGACCAAATTCACCTTCTCGGTGCTCGAGCGCATAAAAGGCCTTGTAACGATAATGAAAAACGAGAAATACGGCCTCAACTCAGTGCTGATGCACCGGCTGATGAGGTACATAAAGAAACGTGTCAGCGGCTGCGGTGAGCAGGAAAAAGTGTTCATCAATGACGTTGTGACCGGAATGACAGATATTTACTACAATTTCTATTCTGATATACGCTATATGTCGCAGAGTGCGGAGCTCAACCGCAAGCTGTACGCGACGTGCCAGACCCTGTTCAACATACTGGTAGTCAAGACCAAAGTGTCCAAGACAACATTCGAGTTCGCGCTCAATGAGCTTATGTGGAGAGAGAAAGAGACTGGTGCAGACGATATGGTTGTGCGCACCGGCGTGCCAGAGTCAGAGACAGCCAGACAGTTCGCGATAGAGCACGTCATGTTCGGAGGGCTCAAGACTGACTGAAACAGCCGGTCTGTCTGTAGAGAGATATTATAATATTAAAAAGGAGAGAAAAATAATACAGACAATATGAACGGCATACAGAAATTTTTTGAAGACCTAAAGACCGTTGACGAACCGGTCAACGAAGGGCGTGAGGTCGCAGACGCAGCGCTGTCAAACGGCGGTGCAGAAGATATAATAACAGCCTTGAAAGAGGCTTATGCGGAGGAGGTTGAGGCGTACTACCAGTACAATATCGTCAAGAACTTCATACGCGGCAACGAGCGCAGTGCGCTTGAGGATGTGATAGGTGACAACGCCAGCGATGAGCTTGACGACCACAGCCAGCTGCTGCTCAGCCGTATAGACGAGCTCGGCGGCAACATAGACACGATAGACGATTTCAACGAACTGTCAGTCATAATCACGCCCGGGCATGAGTTCATCGTACCCAAGCGCCCGTACAAAGTCGCCAGTATCATAAAAGACAACATAAGAGGCGAGAAGAACGCAATAGCCACATACAAAGCGCTTGCTGAACTGGCGCTCGGATATAAGGACTACAAGACCTATGACATGGCCAAGGACATCCTGGGCGACGAAGAGGCACACCTCAACGCGCTTGAGAACCTGCTGTGCGACGTGCTTTAATGTTTATATTTGTGACACTCACAGGCAGAGTGAAATGACACTCACCGGCGGAGCAAATTTTAATTTGTGACGCCTATTATATAAAAAAGGAAATCAACCATTAATTTACATAGTGGCCGGCTGCGTGCCGGGCACACTGATATTTCCATGTTTTTGTTTTTTTTTAGAATTTGGAATTTTGGAGCCCTGACTTGTGAAAGCCGGGGCTTTTTTATGTGTATAAACGAACACATGTGGCCATTCTATTAGGGCCCAGCCTGCAGCCCAAACCGAAACGTGTCATTAGAGGCACTTCTCGCGTCCGCTACGGCAGTTTTATATCTCAGACGTGTACTTACACGGGCCCTGGGGCCAAACGTGCCTTAGAAATCAATTTTTGAGGGGCCTTTTGCGAGGGGCTTAACGATTTGCACGACCGGACAGTTAATTTTAGGCTCACCTGTGGCAACAAAATCGTAAAATAACCAAACTGTCATAATGCAACCAAATTTTAAAATATCGTGTCATAATGCAACCAAAACGTCATTTTTCGTGTCTTTTTGACAGTTGTACTTTTCAAAAAAAGCACCAAAAGATTTTGCATCAAAAAATGTGCCGTAACGTGCTGACCCAGAGTGCTTATGGTCAAGTTTTTAAAATTTAAATCTCCCTATATATTATCTTTTTATTTCAATCAGACCACACTGTCAAAAAGCATTTTCGTCCTTGCACATTACATCACGCCAGTGCAAGCATAATATATAATATGAAAAAGGAGACTGGCCGAACAGTCAGATAGGAAAGAAATATGAAAGTGACATCTAAGGACGGGCTGCAGCACAGCGGCAAGCACGATATTGAGACGACAGTGCAGGAGGCGGCAATAGTGGTTGACAAGCACTCGACGGGATGTGCGGTGTTCAACACCGGCATAACAGCCGGCATGGACGAGGCGCACAGTGTCCTGGCTGAGTCCGGGTCCAACCCTGAGACATCGGCCAATGATTTTATTGAGGATTTCAACACATACCGTTACCTCAAGCCGTCGCACGCGTTCGGCACCAAGGGCAAGCACGGCCGCAAACTGTCCGGTGTCAAGTCCCTTTTCAACAACTACCGTGTCGTCCTGACAGACGCAGACAGCGGTGACAGCCGCAACCAGCTGTTCGACTCAATGGCCAACCGCCGCCAGCTCGCACAGGACACCAAGTGCAGCATAAAAGACCTCGTTGAGGCCAGTCAGAAAGGGCTTATGGGCCGTGAGATGTACCAGTACAGCGATTTCATGTACTGCAAGCACCTCGGTGAGATGCCGAACAGTTACCTTGTGACGCTGCGCCGTTTCGCCTTCCCGTGCTCAGACAACATATCGCACTCGCCGTACACCGGCCGCAAGACCAAGCACGGCCCAGACATCGGCCGCATGGTCTGCTGGATGAACACCAGTGACAACAAGCTAGAGGACATACTCAAATACTCGTACCAGATGCACTGGGAAGAGCACAAGGCTGAGTTCCAGGATATGGACCGAGGCGGTGACGATGCCATGGCAGGCCCAATGGGCAAGATACTAAACACCTTCACCAACTCGCAGCACTCGATGCAGACGATGCAGGGAACAGCTGCCGGCTCGTCAGTCAGCGGGCTGCAGTCTGGCGGAGGTGACGGCGGAGCGCCGCTGGCCGGCAACGAGGCTGCACTGGGCAAACGGTATGACAAGAACAAGATTTACGGCCCTATCGATGTCCTTATGCGGACGCAGATGCGGGCACAGGGACTGGAGACATCGCAGGAGTTCAACATCACATTCGACTACGAGATGAAAGCGTACAACGGCATAAACCAGAAACAGGCGTTCCTTGACCTGCTCGCCAATATCTTCTGCACAACCTACAACACAGGCCATTTCTGGGGCGGTGCGGTGTGGTGGTACGGTGCGAGCCAGAGCAACACACTGCAGAACCTGTACGGCGGGACAGGCAAGGCGAGCACGCCTGTGGAGTATGCGAGCATATTCGCCAACAATGTGGCCAACGAGCTCAAAAAAGTGTTCCAGGGATTCAAGTCAGACCCGAAAGGGTCAGTGCTGAGTATGGCGAGCAACGCGCTTGGCTCAGTGTTGGGCGGATTTCTCAACAAACTCGGCCGTCCGCAGGTGCAGGCGCTCAACTCACTGCTGAGCCCAGACCCGACCGGGCTCTGGCACCTGACCATAGGTAACCCGAGAAACCCTATAATGAGCATCGGCAACCTGTGCCTGAAGAACACTGAGATAACACACTACGGCCCAATGGGCATCGACGATTTCCCTACAAAGATAAAAGTGAAGGTGACACTTATGCCGGGCAAGGACCGTGACCTCGTCGGACTTGAGCAGATGTACAAATTCGGTGAGAGCCGCATCTACTCGCCGATGTTCACCGGCAACATGAAAAAATATTTCCAGCCGGTCACACCTGGAGCCAAGACCGAGACGGACGAGACATCTACCGAGGCACAGTCCGGCAGTGCCGACAGCACAGCCGGGACAGGAGTGAGCCCTGAGGTCACAGCGGCCGATGCGGCCAAGACACCGGACGGACAGCTGCCGGCAGATTTCATCGCGCGCATGTTCGGGTCAGAAGAATATAAAGACAGCGACTCAGACACCTTCGGAGCAACATTCAACAACATCAACATACCTAATTTCAAAGATGACGGCAAACCCGACGGGACTGTTGAGCCGGACACTGACGATGAGCCGGAGTAGATAGATAGAGATTATATATAGATATAAGAATAAATATGGAGTTTGGATATTTTGATAAAACTCTATATTTTTTTTGAGATATACTTATACTCCAGTGGAGTGTAAAAAAAATATTTTTTGAAATGACACTTAAATTTTGGTTTAAACAACTTATATTAGAATGTTAAACTAAAATAAAAAAAATTATGGGACTGATAAAATTGACAAAGATGTTCAGCAGGTTAACAAAGGTTAATCTTGTTCAAGCCTTAGAGCTGACTAAGATAACTGGCTGGACATCAGAAGTGACAGATAAAAAAGATTCAGACTGGTATTCATATATGTTAACATTAGACATGGCCGGAGAGAAAATCAAAGGAGTGTGGTTTAAGGTGATAGACGAGCCAGACAAATATGTGTTCGCTGGTATAATCGGTGAGACAGGAAAAGGTCTGACAGTAGGTCTGGACAATACTGGCTCAGCCATAGGTCTGGACAATACTGGCTCAGCCATAGGTGAGCTGAGCGGAGGATATTCAGTAGCCACAATGCTTGTAGCACAGACCCTGGGTGATATAATCAAATTCTTTAAATTGAGCCGTTAAAACATAATAACAAAATGAAAATATCAAAAATCAAAAACCTTGTAAAGGTCCTCAACACTATCACTAAAGTCAACTTAGATAAAGCGTTAGAGTTGACCGAACTGGCCAAAGTGGACAAAGCCAGTATAACAGATATAAAGAAAGATGACAATAACTGGTTTAAATACTCGATAACCATTGATGTTGACGGTGATTCACTGACCGGCTCGTGGTATAAAGTAGTAGATAAAGACAGGTATGTGTTCATAGCCATAAGCGGAGGAAACGCGTTCAGCATCAGCTGTGAGCACTCAGACAAAAAGCTGGCAGTGGTTGAGACTGAGACTGATTCGCCGAGATATACCGGGATGTACACCACGTCCGAGCTGCTTGTGTCATTCTTGATTGCCAAGACTGTCAAATTCTTCAAAAAATTATTCTGATATAAAAACATGATAGAAAATAGGATAGAAAATATATTCAAACTGTTTAGAACAGCTTTCAAGATGCGTAAAGTCAATGCTGAGACGGCCAAGAAAGTGGCTGACAGTGTTGCCGACGGTTACGAACTGGCAATGACCGGAGATACTGGTGACTGGTTTGATTATAGTACTGTACTCAAGTTCGCATCACCTACTGGTGATATAAGAGTAGATTCAGAGATTTACTGTCTGCCTGACAAACGCAGAGAGCCGGACAGTTATGATATTGTGATTGCCATGGAGTCAAACGGGAGTGTTGATGTCATTAAATACAAGAGTGACGGAAAGAGCGGAGTCTTGGCTGCGTACAGTGTCATGACAACCTCAGCTAAAGCGTGGAACAGGATAAAACGGCTGGTAAAAACCATTTGTGTATGGAGAAACTGATACAGCTAAAAAATTTCCTGCGTCTGCTGTGCCAGACCATACATCTTGAACCGGTAAACATATTTCTGTGTATCATGATAGCGGACGAGGAGTTCAATGGCGGAGACTGGGAGATACGTGACGCCAAATCGTATACCGATTACAGACTGTTTTATGACGGTGTGGAGGTAGAGATATACGAGTATGGCAAGGACAATGTTTTTGTGTACCATGAAGGGACTGGTGCTGGTGACGATACTGATGTGATAGTCCAGAAAGACCGGCACATAGAGAAAATCGACATCATAACACTGGCCCAGTGGAACAGACTGAAACGGATAGCAGGTAAAATAAGAGCCGTAAAAAATAAACTTGATATTATATTAAAAAGAAATAAAGTTAAATGAAAGGACTTACAGAATATATCAAAGAGTCATCATATACTGCACAATATACAGAAGATTTTGATGATATTATTGATGATGAGCTTGACGGCGAGCTCAACGAAGACGACGAGTCAATAAAGTCTGAAGATGAGTTTGTTGAGTACGTCAAGAAACTGTGCCAGAAAGCACATCCTGACGATTATGACGAGAAGACAGCAGAGAAAATGGCTCACGACATAGCAAAGAAATGTGACAGTGACTGGGGCAAGGCTGTAGGTATGGCACAGTCCGGCATGGGAGCATAGTTTAACAGATTGAAAAAATGGAACTGAAAGATAAATATAAACTGTGGTCACATGACGGGACAGACAACTGGCTTGTCGCACTTGGTCCGGAAGAGTCTGGGCTCAGAGTGTACAGGCTTGACAGTCCGTCAGATTTCAGCCGTATACTGTACGGCAGTGACGCATTGATAGCTGCGGTTGACCCGGCCGGAGGTCCTATGATTGAAGTCGGCAAATCACTGGCTGCAGATGAAGGACATCCTGCAGTGCATTCTATAGACTGCACCTCAGAGAACAGGGAAAAATTCGGAGTGGCTCTGACAGTCACACTCGCACCCAAACAAGGATAAACATACAGATGAAAGCACTGAGAGACTATTTGAGCCAGATTGTGGCAGAGGGAGACAAAGCCAAATCCAAAAAGCTGACCGATAAAGATATGGACAAGCTGGCGGACAAAGCGTTGAAGACGACTGATTTCTCACTTGTCGCCCAGGCGTTCCAAGTGGGAGACACAGTCCGGTATGAAGGATTCGAGTACGAGATAAAAGAAATGGACGAGGACAAAGACAACATACTCCTTGTCCGCACCAATTCTGAGCCGGTGTTCGCCAACCACACCCAGCAGGATTTCAAACTTATTATACCACAGAAGATGCGGATGAGCGGCTCAGAGTTCTATACTGCCTACGTCAACAAACAGGACGACTCTATAAAAGACGAGCTGCTGCCGGTCAACAAACAGAAAAACAACAATGCAGACTGACAACCAGAATGAATGGCTCACTGCTGTGCCTGGCCGTTTCCAGCCGCTGACACTCGGCCACATAAAAGTGTGCCACAACGCGTACAAGAAGACGGGCCAGAAAGTGGTGATGCTTATGATTTACTCGCGCCCGACGAGCCGGACACCGTTCGATGCTGAGGTGATGTCAAAGATTTATGACGCAGGGCTCAAGTCAGAGCCGTGGTATGCAGGGATAAGAGTCATACCAAACGCATATTTCCTTGATTATATCACTGACGGCATCATAGAAGGAGCTGGTCAGATAAAGACAATAGCATGTGGTGCGGACCGTGAGAAATCGTACAAAGCGATGCAGAAGAGCATGGCAAAGAGCGGGTATGCGGTAGATATAATCGTCAATGACCGTCCGGCCGGTGCAGTGTCAGCCACACAGGTCAGAGAGACAGTCCGGACCGGAGACGACAGTGCATACAAGAAACTCGTGCCGGCATTCATGCTGTCCAAGTTCGGTCTGATAAAGACAATGCTTGAAAAGCAGGACGCAGAAGATAAACACAGCAGACAAATAAAAGAGAATAACATGTTGAAGACAATCAAAGATGTAATAACTGAGTCAGAGCACTCACCTGTCATACGGGCCGATGTGAGCCGGATAGTTGAGTTCCTGATATTCGAGAAAGACGCGTATATCCACGTTGAGACAGTGCACGGCAAGCTGACAGCACAGTATGTGGCACAGGGCAAGACCGGATTAGTCAACGGTGACCAGAACCGCATCGCATACAACTCAGTGCAGTGTGACATATACGGCACAGACGACACCGATGACCAGCTGCTGAAGGACACAGTCAACGATGACCTTGATATGAGCTGGGACGATGTGGAAGACGAGTTCGACAGCGTCATGGTGCTCGTCAAGAAAGACAAGACAACCGAGTATTTCATAGGTAACTTCTAGCACAATAACACTCCTAGCGGAGTGAAACGACGCATAGTCCCAGCGGAACGCAGTGACGCTTATGTCCCCAGTGGAGCAAGTCCACTTGGTCCACTTAAAAACCCGGCAAAAACCCTTATATTAATTGTACAAAAATAAATTAAAAGCAAGAATATGGCAGAAAAGAAAAGAAAGACGAACGAAGAGATTTTGAAGACCGTTGAGGCGCATATCGCCGGTGACGAGACTGATTTGATTGAGAATGATTTTGGTGACGACATCGCCAAGTATTCAGTCAAGGAACTGCTGGAGCTTGAGCAGGATGTGATAAAGCAGATTGAGGCGGCCAATACTGAGACGAAAGATGCTGAGATTGAGATTCCGGCCAAGTGTGACTACCGTGGTGAGAAATACCTGTTTGCTGGTCCAGCAGCGCTGATAACCAACGTAATGGACCGTCAGAAAATCTCCTGGCGTTTCACTGAGTCATATAAAGACATCTGGGAGTTCTGGGATTCAGTCAAGAACGCGACTGAGCCGTTCAAAGTAAAATATGCCATTCTGGACACTACGCTGCGCATTCTCGGCAACGAGCAGTACAGCGGCATCAGCGAGTTCAGAGATGTGGCACTCCTCAACGAGTTTCTGAAGACACCGTCAGAGGCGTACAGAAAGCTGAGCCAGAAATTTGTCATCTGGTCCGGTCTGCATGATATGATAGTCCGTAAGTTGCAGCAGCGTGACCCAACAGGTGCAGCGCAGAAAAAAGCTGCAACGGGTGATTTGAAAGCTGTTTCAGACAAATAACTAAATAAATAAATAAATAAATAAATAAATAAATAAATAAATATAATGAAAACAATAAAAAAAATTTATAAGAGAAGCATTTAAAAATTCTGATGTTAGAGATATAATTGAGCGTTTAATAAATGATGAAGACGCATATATATATGTTATATCAGTCCATGGTAAAATGGAGGCAAGCCTTGGCTGGTCTGGTAAAACAAAACTTGTTAATGGAGACCAAGACAGAATAGTAAATAATACAGTAAAGTACAGTATATATGATACAAATGATTGTGATGACCAGTTGTTAAAAGATACAATAAAAAATGATATGGATATGAGTTGGGACGATGTTTCAGACCAGTTCACAACAATTATGGAACTTGCAAATAAAGACAAGACAACAACATATTTTATAGGTAACTTTTAAAGTAATTAAATAAATAAGTATAACCAAGTCCGTAGGTCCACACCTGCGGATTTTTTTTTATACAGCGGAGTGAAACAACGCTTAAATAAAACCATAAAACACTTATTTTATAGTATAGACTAAATAAATAAGACATGAAACTAAAAAACAAAGTCATAATAATCGACGGTCCGGCAGAGGACAGGTCCAGACTGACATCGCCGCTCAGACTGTTCAAAGCCATTGAGAGTTCAAACCTGTTAGGCCGCAGGGCCGGAGCATACGTGTATGAGTTCACTGCCGGGCCAGACCTGTCAGCACAGACGTATGACGAGATGCTCGCCAGTGCCACAAAACTTGTTGACAATATCAAGCAGTTCATAGGCCAGACCGGCGGACGTGCCATGGTAGTAACAAACTGGATGTACGACTATGCCGTCCGGCTCAGAGCCAGCAGGTCAGACACAGTCATAACGGATATTGCCGGCATTGACGACAAGATACTCACACTGTTCGGCCTGCAGGATAAACTTTCTGGTGCTGAGCGCTCAAAAGACGTCTGTCTGTTCCTCGCCGGCAACGGGCTTGAAGAGAACATGGGCGAAGCGGTTGATTACTCTTTCGAGTATGTTCGTGCCAGCGGTTATCTGAACTCTATGGACGGGCACAAGATGCTGCGCTTATATAATATTAAAAAGGAAGATTAATTGAATATGGGCAGTTGTGCGATGTGCGGACTGCCGGTGGTACTGGCCCTCAATGAGCCGATAAAGCCGGCAGAGATAAAGATTCTTGACGCCAGTGGCAAGGATATAACCGGTTACTGTGAGTTCTCCTGGTCATTCGACGGTGTCTGTTACACGCCGTACAGCATCTATGCGTCATTCACTGCGGCCACGTCCGGTGCCGGGTCTGATTTCTGGCTCAAGATAAAGGTCAAGGCCGTGTTCAACGGCGGGCTGTTCATAAACGGGAACAGGGTGACCTGCTACAGGCAGAGCCTCTACTCCGGCAATATCTTTTGTGATAATATATGCTCAGAGACCATTTCAAGCATCTACAGCAACCTCAGCTGCGCCCTGCTGATGCAGAAACAGCTGTCAGACTCAATCATCTGCATGTTCGGCATACCGTGCTACTATTTCCGGACTGTCTCTGACGCCGGTGATTTCGACTACAATTTCAAAGAGTACGTCCTGCACCATGTTGACTCAGTCAAGCACATACACCTGATGCTCAATGAAGGCCAGTTGCCGTCGTCAAAGCCCAAGCTGTCCGATTTTGATTTCGAGTATGACCTCGACTGGGATGTTGAGGTGGGCAAGACTGAGTTCGCCACGGCGTTCGGTGACACTGCCTATCCTGTGCAGCGCGATTTGGTCTATGTGCCGATGCTGAAGCGCATGTACACAGTCAACTCGGCCTATGACGAGAAACAGGAGGGTCTGCTGTGGCACTCGACGACATTCAAACTGGCGCTCGTCAAGTACCAGGACAACACAGCTGTTGACACCGGCAGCATCGAGGGCATACTCGATTCGGTCCTCGCCAACCGTTACGAGGATGTGTTCGGTGAGGGTGAGCAGCGTGAGCGCCATGCGACAGGCGTGGATGATGTTGAGCCTGTGTCATACGGTGCCAACACGCTCTACTCGCTCGCTGACCAGGACGCAGTGCGCGCCTCGATGTCAAAGAACATACACATAGCTGTGCAGCAGTTCAACCAGGGCGCAGTTATCTGCGGCAAGAACTGCTACACCGGCGAGGGCGAGGTCACCTATCTGGCCGGAGTGTGCAACACAGACCTCACTGTAAGCCTGTTTTTCAAGACAGACAGCACAGAGTTCAGTCCGGCACAGCCTATCTTCAGTCTCGGAGGGCTCACACTGTCAGTCTGGAGCACCAAGGACAGCCAGGGACAGCTGTCATGGCAGTGTGGGCAGGAAAGTGGGCTCAGCCTCAGCTACGAGCCCGGCTCATGGTACTGCATGGTCATACGCGCATCGCGCACCGGCAACATAAGCGCGCTCACACTCGCCAGGTATGTGTCCAAAAGGCCTGAAGTGCCTGTCTACTCGCAGCGGCTTGAGTGGCAGAACTTCGATTTTGCATCGTCGTCAAGCGTCTCGTTCGGCTACAAGTCCGATTTCGCCAACAGCGGTTGCCAGAAAGCGAAGACCATACTGTCGCCGGGCGTCAGCATAGCGAATATAAAAGTGTTCGCCAAGTACATATCCGACGACGATATTAAGGAGTGTGTCAAGTACACCACTGATGAGCGGGACTGCATCATCAATGACCTGTGCCGGCCGCTCATATCCGGAGACGGATTCTGTGTCAAATGATAAAACAATTAAAAACATATACATGGAACAGATAGAAATAAGATGCCGCAGCCGTTTCATCGGTGAATGGCGGCCGAAGCCGACCTCAGAGGCAGAGTGTATAAGACAGTCAGTCACAAACAGTTACAGACGCTATTCTGGGCGTGTTGAGATACATTTCCCAGAGTCGTTCTGGAAGATTGACCCGACCGTCTTGAACCAGATTGTGCTCGCACCGTCACCTGCCAGACTGCACAGCCCGTTCAGATTCACCGGGACGAGACTTGTGTCAAAAGGAGTCATAGCAGGAGGTGTATATATCGATGTTGAGACGTGCCTGAGGCGGTACATAGACGATTTGGCCGAAACGTACGACACTGACGACACCGATTTGGCCGACAGCCAGATTGCGCCGGCCAAACTGAAAGCCACTGCACTGTCATACCTGGTGCAGCTGATAAACTGCAGCGCAGACTATAGACTTGACAGAATACAGTTTGAAACAATAAAACATCTCAGAGACGAAGCGGCAGAGGACTTCGCTGAGTTCTGAAAGCAACACATATCTGCACTGCACGGCGGACCGGACTGGCCCGCCTTTTTTATTATATACTGACAGGCCCGGCTGTAGGCCATATCAAAACGTGTCATTAGAGGCACTTCTCGCGCTCGCTACGGCAGTTTCACAACCAAGACGTGTACTTACACGGGCCCTGGGCCTAAAGCTGTCCC